CTTATCCTCTAGTTGATTTTAATGGTGATTTAGTTACTTTTTGGGGTTCTAACCCTTCGGGTCATCCTTTAACTGTTATTATTAATTCCATTGTTAATTCTTTATATATGCGTTATGCCTTTATGGAGTGTGGGAATAATGTTGCTGATTTCGCTAACAACGTTTCTCTCATGACATACGGTGATGACAATATTATGTCTGTATCAGAATTCTGTCCATCCTTTAATCACTCTACTATTCAGATGTGTTTGGAGGAACTTGATGTTGTTTATACTATGGCTGATAAAGAGGCTGTGTCCGTACCTTATATTCATATAAGTGAGGCCAGTTTCCTTAAACGTACGTGGTTGTGGAATGATAAAGAATCCGTATATACTGCCCCATTGGATGAGAGTAGTATTGAGAAGATGTTGTGTGTATTCGTGAGGTCAAAAACCATTACGGCCAAAGAACAGATTAGTGAGATTATTAAGTGTGCCCAGAGGGAGTGGTGGCACTATGGTGAAGTCGTCTTTAACGAGAAGACGCAAATGTTGCAGGAAGTTATTAAGGAGTGTGATTTGGAGTCATACTTTGTTGATATCCCTCTACGAACTTATGAATACTTATGGGAGCAATTCCGTGAGTGTTCACTTAAAACCAGTTCTGCCTTGTAGGAAGACTGGCGGCTTTTTAGTATGTCGTAACCAAAACTATACTGTATTTGTAATTTACGTGTTTTTAATTTCTTTTTTGTAATTTATGTGTTTGAAAATAGCGGAAAAATATAGTTTTGTACCTTGGGCGATCCCCAGAATATTTATTTAGATAGTGGTTGGTCACCACAAAGAAAATTATGACTTGAAAGGATATAAGTAAGCCCTTTCATTTGTTTTATTACTTAGTCAAAATGAAAATAATAATGCTGGCACCGGGCAAACCGATGCAGCTTGCGCCTTTACGGAGAGCGCAGCAAGTACTTCTACGAAAGTACAACAAATGGCTTTTTCAGATATGGATGCAGGTTATGTGACTACTTTTGCTCCATCCTCAGTTAGGGATTTCGATTCATCAGCTGTTCAAGATATGGATCTTGGTAATTTTTTGTCTAGACCCGTACTTATTGACACAGTTGATTGGGATGAGGGTAGTCAATTGAGGCACAATTTCAATCCTTGGACTCTATTTTGTTCAAATACACCAATCAAGAAAAAGTTGGACAATTATGGGCTTATGCGATTTAATTTACATATAAAAGTAATTATTTCTGCATCACCCTTTTATTATGGTTTGGGCATGGTATCTTATAATCCTATGCCCGAAATGCATGATGGTCCCTCTATCATTATTGGAGGTAATGAACAATTAGTGACTTATTCTCAAAGGCCTAAATTTCTTCTTGTTCCTGCTACTTCGACGGGTGGCGAAATGGTTCTTCCATTCTACTATGATCAGAATTGGTTGCGAAATGATTATGCGACTATTGGTCGTATGGGTACTATTGATTATGATTCCTTCACTGTTCTTAGAAGTGCTAATGGCACGCCTGGAGCTAATGTTACCATTAGGTGCTATGCTTGGGCTGAGAATGTGGAGATTTCGGCCCCTACTATGCAATTGCAGGGTAAGCGTTCTAAAGGCATTATACGCAAGAAGAAACTTAATCCTGGCGGTCAAATGTTTGATAAAATTTCCACCTTTGGTCGCGCCAAAGATGAGTATGGCTCTGGTCCTGTGTCTGGAGTTGCTAGTGCAGTTGCTGAAGCTTCACATGCTTTAAGTGATATTCCAGTTATTGGTCCCTTCGCAAGGGCAACTGAGATTGGGGCTGGT